ACAATCACCTGACGCAAAAGATGGCGGAGATCATCAAAGAATATGGGCTTGGCGGTGCACAGGCGGCGGCTGAGATGGGACGAAGCATAGGAGTTGATCGTGTGGAAATAAAAGGTGAAGGCTGGACGGCCATACATAACGACTGCATCGAGGAGACAAAACGGATGGCAGAGAACTCTGTCGATGAGATTGTGACCTCAATCCCATTTTCCAATCATTACGAGTACACGGCGAGCTACAACGACTTCGGACACAATGAGGATACAGCGCGATTCTTCGAGCAGATGGACTATCTAAGCCCCGAGCTACTGCGCATCTTAAAGCCCGGGCGCGTGTTCGCCTGTCACGTCAAAGATCGCGTCCTCTTTGGCAATGCGACGGGGACGGGGATGCCGACCATCGAGCCTTTCCATGCGCTCTGTATTGAGCACTACATGCGGCACGGATTTCAATATTTCGGCATGATCACAGTCGTCACCGACGTTGTGCGCGAGAATAACCAGACCTACCGCCTCGGCTGGACGGAGCAGTGCAAGGACGGAAGCAAGATGGGCGTCGGATGTCCTGAGTACATCCTGCTGTTCCGCAAGCTGCCGACGGATACCTCCAAGGCGTACGCGGATGATCCGGTCAAAAAGAGCAAAGAAGAGTATACGCGGGGACGGTGGCAGATTGACGCACACGGATATTGGCGCAGCAGCGGCGACCGCCCGCTCACGAAAGATGAGGTCATGCAGTTCCCCGTGACAGACCTCCAGCGCGTCTATCGGAAGTACAGCCGTGAGAGCGTCTATAACTACACCGAACACGTTGCGATGGCAGAGAAGCTCGACAAGGACAAGAAACTGCCCGCCACATTTATGGTCGTCGCGCCTGGCAGCTGGACGGATGAAGTCTGGGACGATATCAACCGGATGAGGACAATGAACACCTTGCAGGCGCAGAAGTGCAAGCAGCTCCACGTCTGCCCGCTGCAATTTGATATCGTGGAACGTTTGATTGACCGCTACAGTAACGCAGGGGATCTCGTGTTTGACCCGTTCGGGGGACTGATGACCGTTCCCCTCTGTGCCATAAAACGCGGGCGGCGTGGGATGGCGACGGAACTCAATGCAGACTATTTCCGCGATGGCGTAGGATATCTAAAAGCTGAGGAGGCAAAGCTCAGTGCGCCGACGCTCTTTGACTTCCTCGATGACGAAGATATGACAGAGGGGGCAGCATCATGAAGAAGGAGTGCTTGATCTGTAACGAGACGTTTGAAGCGTTGAATGGCGCGAAGTTCTGCTCTGCCTGCCGTGCAGCGGGAAGGAAAATTTGCACAAGATGCGGCACGGTGTTTTCCTCCAAAGGAAGAACGCGGACATGCAATGCATGTAATACGGCACGGATGCACGAGGAGAAAAAAGAGTATGCTCCACGTGAGTATGTGAAAAAGCATACGCCGAACGATCAGAAAAGCCTTGATGAGAAGGCGGTCGCTGCACGTAAAGCTGGATTGAGCTATGGCAAATACGTCGCCGTGCAGCGCGGGTTGTTGAAAGTATGAGGTGTGACATGGTTGAAGCAGCGGTGTTTTTCGTAGGAATCCTGATCGGTGCGTTGATCGTGGATGAATTGTAAAGGGGGGGGGGAGGAATCCAAATGAATACATGGATAGGAAGCGGGCGGCTGGTACGTGACCCCGAGGTAAGATACACGCAGAGCGGGAAGGCAGTATGTCGCTTCACACTTGCGATTGACGACGGATGGGGCGAGAAGAAAAAGACGTACTTTATCCCCGTCACCTGCTGGGAGAAACTTGCCGAGGCGTGCGGAAACAATCTTGTGAAGGGGCAGAAGGTTGCAGTCATGGGAACACTCACGCAGCGCACATACGAGCAGAATGGGGAGAAGAAGAACATTATCGAGGTGGTTGCGCGTGAGGTGGATTTCGGCGAGAAACCGCGCGGAGCAGGAGTAAGTGCAACGAGCGGGGGAGCGTTCGCGGGGACACCCGTACCCGATGAGGATATTCCGTTTTGAGGAGGCTTGCGATGACATCGGATGAGCAGACGTTATATTTCTTTGCGTTTCGGTATGCTCTACCACGACAATCCTATGCACTGTCTCTCGTGTCCGATCTCGTCCTGCGGCGCGTGGATGAGTTTGAGGATTGGCAGCTGCGAGACATGATTGGTGAGATCGAGGCACATTGGGAGGAGAACAATGAGATCCACCCGATAGACCGAGATGTGCAGCGACTCTTTCGAGATCGGCTACAAGATGCGCTCTCTGGACGGAGTGCAGAAGCAGCGGGATAATGAACGGACAGGAGGAACAGGTGTGAGAGAGTACGGCGACTATATCAGGGAGACAAAGCGGCTCTTGCAGAACTATACAAAGATGAAGGTCGCCGTCACGAATCTCACAGAGGAGATCGATGCACAGGAGATAATTTTGCGTGATGAATCCATATCCTCCATCCAGTATGGAGACGATCGCATCAGCGGCGGGACAAGGGAGTTGACTACAACGGAGGCGGCTGCTGTACGTCGCATTAAACTTGAGGGACATATCGCGGATATGCGGATCCGCAGAGATGAAATAGAGCGCACGATACGGGCGATTGATCGAGCCTTTGAGTCGCTGGATGCTGCAGATGTGGAGCTGGTACAAGGGCGGTATATGCGGGGGCAGTCGTGGTTAGAGATCGCAGATGCTCTGAACTATACAGAGAAGTGGGCGCAGGAGAAAGGCGGGAAGGTACTGCGGGATGTAGCACTGATGTTGTTTGGGGTGGAAGTTAGACCAGCACAGTTGAAACTTTCAATTCTTGCAAATAATTGACAAATTACTTGTGAATTTTAGTAATATATGCTATATTGCTTTCATGAGCGATTGTGAAAGTGAGGCGATTTAATGATTGCGAAAGACAACATTCAGCAGCAATTTGAGCAGGAATTTCCACCGGAACGTATCCATGCCGTACGAGCGTTAGTTGATTTGGCCTATGAGAGTGCTGATACCCTATATAAGTATCAGCCAAATGATGGAATGTATAACCTCCTTCGGGCAACAAATGTTGGAAAAGGGATCTGGGCAGACATCTTGCGTGCCGGCATTGCATGTTCAGCGAGATTGTTTTGCGAAAAAGGCATATTGCCATATACTTTTGAAACACCGATGAATTGTGCTCGTAATTGTCATCATGTACGCCTTTATAATGAAGACGTGTGCCTGTATTTCGCGCGGACACAATATAATAAGGATATTCCACGGAAAGCACTTTATAGGGCTTCCGATCTCATTCAGACTAGACTTTTTGATGAAGAGTCGGATATAAAGAAAATAAAAACATATGCTGCGACATATGGAGATGGTGGCGAACATGAATTTCGATATGGACGTATAGGGATTCCTGGAGAAAAAAACTGGATACATTCAAACCCACTAAAGGTTGGCGCATATCAATACCCGACCCAAAAAGAAAAAAATGAAATCCTTGTTCAATTAGATGAGAACTATAAAGCTCTGTTGAGAAGGGATGAAAAGGATAATGGGGGCATCAAGTAATATAGAGTATTGCATCCCACAACGACTGCGTGATGCGAGGATTGCAGACGGAAAAACGATAAAAGAAGTTGCGGAAGCACTAGGAATCAGTGCACAAGTTTTATCTATGTTTGAATTAGGGCGCTGTAAAGTTTCAGTCGAGATGTTCTTTCGTTTGAAGAATATGTACAGTATGCCTAATAGTTTTTATGGAACTCAGTATATGGATAATGTGGCACGCAGTACGGTTTTCTTTCGTAAATTTAGTGCAGCGACAAAAAGAAAAAGAGAACAAGCATTAAAGCGGGCGGATTTTATTAGTTGCAATATCATCAAATTCTTTGGAGGTAAGATCAAGTTTCCGGAGGTCGATGGATTATTTGACGAAATCAAAACATCCGTGAATATCGAGAAAAAAAGGGATCCTGAACTATGGGCGAAGTTAATTCGTAGGAAATGGAACATGGGTATGGGTCCTATATCAAACCTGATACGTGACTTGGAACGCAGGGGCATCATTGTTGTTGTTATGCCAATGGATAATGATGTAGATGGGTTTTCCTATTGGCAGGATGGGAGGCCGTTTATCTTTGTAAATAAGAATAATACAGCGGTCAGACTTCGTATGAGTATCGCACATGAGCTTTGTCATTTGTTTTTTCACGAGGAAGAAGATATTGAAAGAGAGCTAAAAAGAGTGGAGGATGAGGCGAAGGCTTTTGCAGGAGCTTTTTTGTTGCCTGAGGTGGCGTTACATAATGAATTGTATATGGGATCTTTGGAACAGTTTCGATATCTAAAGTCCAAATGGAGGATATCCATCAATGGGATCATCATGAGGGCAAAACAACTTTTCTTGATCGATGATAATAGGTACACATATCTTCAGACACAAATATCAAGAAAGAAGTGGAGAAAAATAGAGCCTGAGGATGATGTTATAGAGCAAGAGCAACCTGTTCTTCTTAGTCAAGCAATCAGGTTATTCATTGATGATGGAATAATGACACGAGATGAAATGATTGAGGAAATAGGGTTAAGCGGTCGTTTTATAGAGAGTCATTGTTCGTTGCCTAATGGTTATTTCGACCGTGTACATAACAATTTGGTACACATGGATTTTAAGGGGCATAAAAAGAATCAACGGAATTGATAAAATATTTTTATTAGAGTAGAAGGAGTATAAATATGAAAAATGGATTTTATTTAACATTGATTGGAAAAAATGAAGCTATTGAAGAATATCGAAAAGTGTTTGGTGAAAATGTAATATTGGTACAAGATAATAATCAATGGTTTCTCACCAACGAAGAAATACGGTTATCACAGTCATCTGTTGAAGCTATGCAAAAAGGATCGGAGCTACTAAATATAATGCATGGTATTATGAGCGTTGGAATAGGTGCTCCCTATGATATTTGTATAAACGGATTTATAGAGAATGGGGAAAATCAAAAAAGAGGTGTGGCAGAGATCTTATGCGAATTCACCGTTGTAAATCCGTTGAATGACAATAGGATAAATGAAATAAAAGAAATACAACACGTAGCTTTCAACAATGAAGATGTTAAACGGTGCTTAATATGGTTCAGTCATGGGGCTCCTAATTTATATGATGCATATAAAATATATGAAGTTATAAGTAAAAACTGCGAAAAACGTGAAAAAAATATCAATACGGCAGATTACATCACAGAGACTGATTTGAAAAAGTTGAAATGCAATCTAAACACTCCAGCATGGCATGAAGATGCAAGACACGCAATAGGAAAAGGACAGATTCCTTCAAAAGATAAATACCTAACGAAAGCTGAAATAGATGCTCTCGTTAAAAAACTATTCAACAATTGGATTCGTGACTTAATTATTGAATAGTGTGGATAACTTAATCATCTTCCCAACGGTATTTTTAACCGGGTTTTTGTTCCGTTTTACTTCCTTTTTTTCATCCGAAAATCTGTTATACTGTTATTGTGAGTGATCTGGAGATGAGTCAGGTCGCCACTACCTCCTTCATCCATTCCCTCTCAAAAAGCCGTCTCACATGAGGCGGCTTTTTTGTTGGGGGAGAGATGGAGGTATGAAATATAAATTTCTGCGATTTTTTATACTTTGTATTTCTGAGATGTAAATTTTTAAAGGCAGGTGGTGAGCGTGTAGATGGCGAACGAGCAGAATCTGATTCCGGCATCGAAACGAAGTAAGAGCGAAGCTAGAGAAAATAGCAAAAAAGGCGGCGTTGAGAGCGGAAAATCCCGCCGCCGCAAAAAGGCATTGCGGCTTGCGCTGAAAGAAGCCGTATCCATGCGGTTGAATGAACTGCCAGAGGATATGCGAGCCGCAATTATGGCGACTGTTGGCATCACGGACGATGCGCAAACGGTTGCGGATGCGGTCATCGGTGGGATAATTCTCTCAGCGTGCGGAGGCAGTGCGCCAATGGCGCGACTTCTCCTTGACACCATCGGCGAAAGCATGGAGGCGCGTATGAGGGAGCGTGAAGTGCGCGTCAAGGAAAGAGTACTGAATGAAGGGCAGATAGAGACTACTGCCCCGATCACATTTGTATTTGAGAGGGAAGAGACGGAATGAACGAGCAGAGAGTCAACGTCGCAGAGTTGATAGCGCCAAGCTTCGACGGCCTTTTCTTCGACGTGCAGGAGCACTGCTATACGCACTATTGGCTTGCGGGTGGGCGAGGATCCACGAAGTCCAGTTTTGCATCTCTCTGCGTGCCGCTCCTCCTCCTGCAGAATCCACTTTGTCATGTGGTTGTGCTGCGAAAGGTGGCAAATACCCTGCGCAACAGTGTATATAACCAGGTCGAATGGGCGATTGATGCGCTGGGCTTATCCGATGCATTCGCGGCGCGGGTGAGTCCTTTGTCGTTCGAGTGCCGCCGTACGGGGCAGAAAATACTCTTCCTTGGCGTAGATGATAAAAGCAAGATCAAGTCCCTCAAGCTGCCATTCGGGTACGTTGGTATCGTGTGGATGGAGGAACTTGACCAGTTCACGGGTATGGAGGAGATTCGCAGTCTTTTGCAGTCGCTCCTGCGCGGCGGTGAGCGCTACTGGGTGTTTTATTCGTATAATCCGCCCAAAAGCCGCAACAACTGGGTCAATGAGGAGGCGCTGTTTGATCGCGACGATCGTATCGTCCACCGCTCCACATACCTTGGAGTCCCGCCTGTATGGCTGGGCGAGCAGTTTATCGCGGAGGCGGAGCGGCTCAAAGAAAAGAACGAGACTCTGTACCGGCACGAATACCTCGGTGAGGTCACGGGCACGGGCGGCAGCGTATTTGATAACGTCGAGGACATGGAGCTGAGCGATGCAGATATAGCGCTCTTTGATCGCCTATATCACGGTCTTGATTTTGGGTTTGCTGTTGATCCTCTTGCTTTTGTCTCCACGCACTATGACACCAAGCACGAGGATTTATACATCTTTGACGAGATATACGAGCAGCGGCTGAGCAATGCACAGGCAGCACGGATGATCTTGTCTCGCATTGGGCGGCATCACATGACGGCAGACGCGGCGGAGCCTAAGAGTATCGCAGAGATGCGGGGGCTTGGCGTTGATGTGTACGCAGCACGCAAAGGACCCGACTCCGTCGATTACGGCATCCGATGGCTGCAGGGGCGCAGGCGCATCTACATCGACAAGCGCCGCGCGCCGAATACCTACCGCGAGTTCGTCGGCTACGAATACGAGCGCAACAAAGACGGGCAATTTATCAGCGCATATCCAGACAAGGACAATCACGCGATCGATGCGGTACGTTATGCGACGGAGGAACTTGCTGCGGGTGAACGCATCCGGGCGATGCGCGGCAATATCTACTAAGGAGGGACGCATTTGGACATCAACGAAATGGCAGAGACTTACACGCTGCTGCATGACGCATACTATGGGGACGGGCAATTCAAACAGGGCGGAGCGCTCGTACGTCATACACGCGAGAGTCCGGAGAACTTTGCCAAGCGCAAAAAGCTCGCCTATTACCTCAACTACACGGGGCCGATCGTCAACGCGTCGGTAGACCCGATCTTTCGCAACGAGATCAAGCGTGAGTACAATGATACGGCGAAATTCAAGGTATTCCTCGATGATGCTGACCGAACGGGCACAGACCTGCAGAACTATATGCGCCGCCTTGCCACTATGGCGAAGCTCTATGGCGTTGTCTATGTCATCGTCAACAATGAGGCGGAGATCGGTGCAACAGTGCAGGATAGCCTCAACAAGAGGGCACTGCCATATCTTGCTCATGTACTGCCGAATGAGGTCACTCATTGGCGCTTCGATGAACGCGGGCGGATGGTCGAGTTTGGCTATAAGAGCAGCGTAAAGGATGCGGAGGACAAGACGCGCACGCGCTATTATACATGGTCGGAAACGGCGTGGACGGTTGCGGATGAAAACAATCAGATCATCCGGCAGGGAGATAATCCCCTCGGACGGCTGCCCGTTGTGCAGTATTTCGGACGCAGTGCTGACCCGATGGAGGTGCTGCCGCCGCCGGAGTTCCTGTCGGTCGCGCAGACGAATCTCCACGTCTATCAACTGTGCAGCTGGCATACGCAGATCCTGCAGAACCAGACATTTAACATCCTCGTCATGCCGCATACAGGCGCATCCGAGCTGACCATCGGCACGAACAACATACTGACCTATCCTCCGGAGAGTCAGCACCCGCCCGCATTTATTGCGCCCGACGCAGCGCCCGCGCAGGTGCTGACGGAGCAGATTGACCGCCTCATCCGCGAAATGTACCGCATGAGCGGCATTGATTCCGTGATCGGCGTACAATCGGCGAAGTCAGGCGTTGCACGTCAGTGGGACTTCGAGCGGACGAATCAGCGACTTGTCGACTTCGCCATTCAGAGCGAGGAGGCAGAGAAAGCCATCATTGCGCTCTATGAGGCATGGACAGGCGAGACGATCGGCTACATCTGCGAATATCCGCGCGACTTCAAAATTTCGGATGTGACGGAGGGGCTTGCACAGGCACAGGCGGCGCCCGATCTTGGTTTTGAGAGCAAGACGTACCAGGTAGAGGTGGCGCGTAAAGTCCTTGAGGCGTACCTGCCGAATCTCGAGCCTGTGGTATACGATGCGATCATCAGAGAGCTTGAGGCGGCGGCCGCCGTTATAGAGCAGACACAGACCTACGGAGATGACGATGAAACGGACGGCGACACAGACAGAGATAGCAGCGTTTGAGCGGCGTATCCGTGAACTCATGGCAGAGGGTTACAGCGTTAAGTTTGCCGTGCATCAGGCATACAAAGAGCACCCTGTGATGCAAACCCTGCAAAGGGAGGTAGCCGCACAGATACGGGCGGAGGCTGAGCGTGGATACGGAGATTCACTGCCGCAGGGGATTACAGACAGACTCTTTACACACTCTTGGACACCTGACGGGCTGACACTTTCAGAGCGAACGACGCACGCCTCCATTCTTGTGCGGGAGATGGTTGCGCGGACGATCTCGGAGCAGATCAAAAAGAGCACGTCCTATCGTCAGGCGAGCCTTGCGATCTTTGACGGATACAGGCAGGGCGGCGTTATCCCTGTGCAGGATGTACCGAAATACCTTGCTGAGACAACGGCAATAGCACGACATGCAAGTATCCCGCGTGATGAAATACTGAAAATGCTAAAGCCCATCCGGCGGCAAATCGAAAAGGGAACGACGGCGGGAATGCGTGCAGCATATTCGCAACTTGTCGATGCGCTCGAAGATCAAAACGAAAAGGCGCTCAATAAAGCGATATATGCTGCCACGCAGGAGAGAACGGGCTACTTTGCGGATCGCATCGCGCGGACGGAGATGGCGCGGGCGTACCAAGACGGTTTTTTGCTCAAGTGGGACAATAACGATGACTGCGTTGCCTATCAGTGGAAGCTCTCGGGGCGACATCCGCGTTATGACATATGCGATCTGTACGCAAAGGCGAATCTCTACGGCATGGGTGCGGGCGTGTTCCCGAAGGACAAGGTGCCGCGTCTTCCCGCGCATCCGCATTGCATGTGCTTTCTCAAGCCTGTTATTCGCGGGATGATCGACAACGAATCGCCGATTGACCGCATCGAGGAGGGGCGGTAGAGAGTACCTTGACAGCGTCAGCCTGCACCACCGGCAGATGCTCCTCGGGATTCATGGGGAGAAGGATGTGATGGACGGGAAAACCAGCTGGACGCAGAAAGCACGCGGATACGGCGGTAAAAAAATTGACAGCAGACTCTCGCAAGAGGGCGCGAAAAGTGGTACAATGAATATAAATCAGATACATACGTTCATTCCTGCAAAGAAGATCAGCGAAGCGGAAGATTACGCAAGATCGATTTTGGGAATACCCAATGTATCGTACAAGGGCTGTGACGTGGATACAGCAAACGCGTGGAACAGAGGGCTTCATGATGCTTTTTCCCGATTCCCCGAGTTGAAAAAGAACTTTGGGTTTGTCGGAGAAGTCCATGAGCGAAATGCGATGCTAAAGCCTGTCCTACGCCAGCATTACGCGGATGATTACAGAAAACGAGCTGCGTGGTTGCCGCCTGCGCAGATTGATCAGCTCGCAGATGCGGCGACGAGAAAAACAATGAAGCAGTTGCAAGTCGCAAAAGGGACTTTGGCAGTGAGCTTTTCTGAATCCAGAGCTCCTTTTTCGGAGTTCCGAGGTGTATCTGTCAATCGAGAGCATGGCAAAGATGCAAAGAAGTTTGCCCAAGTGCTTGCAAAGGATGTTGGCAGTAAATTCCATCCGGTTGGCTGCGATTCTATACGCTCCGTTCTTGACCACGAGATCGGTCATCAGTTGGATAATCTGTTGGGCATTCGAGACATCCAGACTATCAAAGATTTGTATGATTCAAGGACACATGCAGAGTTGAGTGACGCTCTGTCAAGGTATGCTTGGGATAACAAAAACCGCAATAGATATGCTGAAATGATTGCGGAAGCGTGGGCTGAGTATTGCAATAACCCAAAGCCTCGTGATATTGCGAAGATAGTTGGTAAGACGATAGAGGCTGAGTATCAGAAACAATTTGGAAAAGGAGGCGGAACGCCATGACACGGGAAGAGTTCATCGCAGAAATGCGTGTTCGGGGATGGTCGGAAGATGATATCCATGAGAGCTTGATGGCGCATGACGAGATGGAAACCGAAAGAGGGCAAGCGCTTTCTTTTGAGTTGTTTCTTGTTGATAATCCTACACCATCCATCAGGGAATATCGAATTCGAGAAGAGGGCGGTTGGGAGGATGTTGTTCAAGCGTCCTAATCGATCTTTGGTGGCGTGTTATGGTAAACTTCAAGGGGAGAGATATGGTTTGACTATGGCCGGACTGCATAAGGAGTACGGCGCTTTGGGCGGGCAGGTCTTGCAGGTCGTTGACACTGATGGCAAGATATATCAAGGCATCTGTGTTGATGAGGAGTTTATCCCAAACTGCGACACGCTCGCCGAGGAATCGGTCACGATTAAAAATGAGTCCGGGGAATGTATAGAGCTTCTTTTATCAGAGATTGAGAAGATCAACGTTCGCTAAAACCGCTTACAGACAATGTAGGCGGTTTTTCATGCCCTCCGTGCTTGACGGCAGGGCATTTTTTATGCGCGGGATTGAGACCCGCAAGACTATTTTGCACAGGAGGCAGACAACATGGAACTCAAAGAGGTATATGCAGCACTGGAGGCTGCAGAAAACGGCGCGGCGATGGTGGAGACCATCAAAAGCGAGCTGGCGGGCGTCCGGAAGGAGGCGGCAGATGCACGCATCGGGAGGAACAAGGCAGAGGAGGCGCTGACTGCGCTCAAGACGGAGCATGGGGCTCTTGCAGAGAAGCACAAGGAGCTGGAGACGCAGCTCGGCGCAGCGCGGCAAGAGGGTGCAGGTGCACAGACCGAGATGCAGAAGCTGCAGGGGCAGATCGCAGATCTTGCCAAGAAGTATGAGGCCGCAGAGACGGCACGCAAGACCGCAGAGGAAAAGCGTGTGCAGGCAGACATCATGGCGCAGACGGTCGATGCCCTCACCAAGAGCAACGCCGTCGACCCGCAGGAATTTGCGAAACTCATTGCGCCCTCCATCAAAGTCGGTGAGGATGGCACATACAGCTATACCAAGGCAGACGGCACGCAGGGCAGCATCGCCGATGGCGCGACGGAGTGGCTCGCGGGTAAGGCGTGGGCGGTCAAGGACACACAACTGCGTGGCAGCGGTGACGGCAGGTCACAGGATAACGGCGCGGGCGGCACGATGGCAGAGCAGTTTGCCGCCGCACTCGGAGGATAACGAAAAGGAGTAAAGACACATGGCAATCAATACGCTTGAGATGGCAAAGATTTTCCAGCAGGAGCTTGATAAGCAGATGCTTACGGCAGGCACGTCCGGCTGGATGGAGGCGAACGCCTCGAACGTGAAGTATAACGGCGGTGACACGGTGCGTATGCCGAGCATCTCCACGACGGGGCTTGCAAAGTATGACCGCGACAACGGATTCAATCAGGGTGCGGTAACTCTTGCTTACAAGGACTACACGCTCACGCAGGATCGCGGGCGTACGTTCCAGCTCGACTCCATGGACGTGGATGAGAGCAATTTTATCGCTTCGGCAGGGACGGTCATGGGCGAGTTCCAGCGGCTGCAGGTTGCGCCCGAGATCGATGCCTACCGCTACAGCAAGATCGCAGCACTTGCAAAGGGCGCATCGCACGAGTCGGCGGCATTTACACCGACGAAGGACAACATTCTCGGCAAACTCGACGAGGAGATCACGAAGCTGCAGGACATCATCGGCGAGGATGAGCCGCTCGTCCTCATCATGGCGACGCCCGTCCGCACGATTCTCAACGGGGCGAAGGATGTGACGCGCTATCTTGATGTTGCGGACTTCAAGGCAGGTACGATCAACACGAAGGTGCGCACCTACAACGAGATCCCGATCCTCTCCGTGCCCTCGGCGCGTATGAAGACGGCATACGTTTTCAACGACGGCAAGACGACGGGACAGGAAGCGGGCGGTTTCAAGGCGGACACGGGGGCGAAGTCCATCAACTGGATCCTCATGGCGCGCCGTGCGCCGATTGCGATCTCCAAGACGGACAAAGTACGTATTTTCAGCCCCGATACGAACCAGAAGGCGGACGCGTGGAAGCTCGACTACCGCAAGTTCCACGATATCTGGATCCCGAGCAACAAGCTCGCGGGCGTCTGGGTCAACACGGGTGCATAAGGAGGAACAGTATGACTAGACTGGTACGGCTGAACGAAGTGCAGTATGCAGAGACGGAGCATCAGATCGCGGGACTCGTAGCGCAGGGCTTTGTCCCTGTGCCGCTTGAGGTCGCGGAGAAGATTGTTGAGGCGGTTGTTGATGCCTCTGATACGCCCAAGAAGTCTGGGGGGAATAAAGGCAACGGCAAGGGCGCTAACAGCGGCAAGGGAAAGGATAAGGGCGAGAAGATCGATGAGGGCGGCGCGGAGGACAATCCGAGCCGTGAGGGTGATGAGCAGCATTGAGGCGTTTCGTCGCAACCTCCGGCTTGCTGTTGAGGCAAGTGCGGTGGAGGTTGCGACGACTGCCAAGATGGAGCACCGATACAAGCAGCGGAAATCACAGCTTATGAAGGCGGTGAGGATTAAGCCGGATGAGCCAAGTATGGAAAAGCACGTCTACCTTGATGGGAACGTCGTGCCCTATGCTGTCTTCATCCATGAGGGCATCAAACCGCATGACATTTTCCCAAAACGACGGAAGGCGCTGCGCTGGGTGGACGGGGTGACCGGGAAGCGGTTTCTCTATGCCAAGCGCGTCCGCTTCCATGGATGGGATCCGGATCCGTTTATCTATGACGCGTTTGAGTCCAATCAGGAGACGATCATAAATATATTTGACCGCTATACGGAGCGGGCGCTGCGGGAGGTGGAGGATGCTATTACAAGCAGACGCATTACAGGATAAGGACGAGCTACTCGGCGCGTCCGTGACGGATGATCTCATCACAGAGGCTGAGGAGTACCTGCGTGCAGCAGCGGCAGGTCTCGGGGGTGCATGGGATACTGTGCAGCCGACCTACTATGTGCGGCGTTTCCTCACGGTCTATGCGTTTCGGGAGCTCTGCATACGTAAGAGCTACACGGGGGCACAGGCATGGGGAAGCGGCGGCGCTGACGATAAGGACAGCTATGCGGGGAAATACAGTTTTTACCGCGACGAAATGAAGCGGCTTGAGGCATCCATGACGGCGGCCGCACTCACGGGCGAAGCAGTTAGCAAAGGTTACGGCTCTGTAGAGCTATATCGGGGGTGACGGAATGCTCTGGCTAAAGGTGATCAAGAGCATTGGAGACCATCTACGCGCGGCAAAAATTGCCGATGAGGTCATCCTCGGCGGGTACAATCCGCGTAATGTACGCCCCAACCCGAAAGGGAAGGGGCTTATCTATTTGATGCGTGACCGAGAGCGCCCCTCAAATACTGACCTCGTACCAGATACCAGTATCCAGATCAGCCTCGATACATGGGTACAATCAGATAACAAGAATCTGACCGTGGGATACGAAGCCCTCGCCCGACTTGAGAACGCTGTCATGGAGGCGCTGCGAGAGTACGAGGAGACAGTGACATGGGTGACGGACGGCGTGCAGCTCATGCAGCTGAAAATCACAGAGACGGCGGGCGATGGGGACAGCGTACGTCCCCTCGTTGGCAGCCGCACATCACTTGAGATCATCGTCTATGAGGAAACATAAGGAGGAACGATATGGCACAACAGGCACGCGGATATAAGTCCGCGATGGTGATTGACTTTGAATCCTCGTTTGGAGTCGCACCAGGAACGAAAAAGGGCGTAGCCCTGCCGATGAACAGCAACGATCTCTCGAAAGCGCAGACGCTCATCGAATCGGACACGATCACGAATACGCGCAACGATACGCAGCCGGCACTCGGGCGCGTCAGTGTGGACGGGGACATCGAGATGCCCGCAGACTATGTGTCCGCAGGCTACATGCTTAAGGCGCTTTTCGGCAGCCCCAAGACCACGGGCACAACGGCGAACAAGACGCACGTCTTCGCGGTCAAGGATAATCAGCCGTCCATCATCGTGGAGAAGGCATTCCCTGATCTGGGCAAATACATCCGCTACAAGGGCGTCAAGATCAACACCTTCTCCGTTGACTACGGGCAGGACAGTGAAATGACGTTCAAGTATGGCGTCATGGGCGCGTCGCGCGAGCAGGATTCTGCGGCGTATGACAGTGCGGCAAAGGCGGCAAAGCTCCTGCGCATTGCACAGAACCACGCATACATCAAGATCGACGGAACGGAGAGCCGTATCGTCAAGGAAGGCTCGCTTGAAGTGAGCGCGAATCTCGACGGTGATCAGTATGTTGTCGGAGGAGGCGGAGTGCGCGGGGATATTCCCGAAGGGCTCATGAAGGTCTCGGGCAGTCTCAAGGCACTTTTTGTTTCGACGGATTGGATGGACAAAGCAGACACAGGTGCGGCCCTCACTATGGAGATCGGCTTCAAACTCGACGAGAATACGTCGCTTGTTTTTGCGATGCCAACCGTGCAGTTTGAGCCGTTCGATGCGCAGATCAGCGGCCCCGCAGGCGTGGTCGTCGATGTAAAGTGGCGGGCATTCTCAGCAGACGGCACGAGCATTGTCACGACGACGCTCAAAAATCAGCAGGAAGCGTATTGAGACAAAAGAAAAAGCAGCCCCTTTGACGGGGCTGCTGAATAATTTGAAGGGCAATTTTATCGTGCAACCTCAAAGCTGGCAGTATCTAAGCTATATCCCATCAACTCGCCAACATCAGAGATCTTTCCGCGGACAATAACAGGGTCACCCTTCCTTATATTCAAAACGGCTTCTTTCAGTTTTTTGTCATGCAAGAAGCATTGTATACTCGTTATAGCGTATGGATGATCGGGGCTTTTTAGTGTGAAATAGTCGCCGTCAGAGTCAATGTTATCTACAGTGCCGTTGACAACCTGTACGTTTTGCCCTTTGTATTTCTTCTGAGCGGCAGCAGCATTTCCCTCGAGGTCATTCAGCATGACTGATAGGCTGACCTGAGTATAGTTAGTAGATTGCTCTTTTTTATTGTCTTTTGAAGGCTTTTCTGTAGCTTTAGAATCCTGTTTTTGTGTGGACGCACTCTGTGAAGCCTGTTGAGTGGGAGCAGGATTTTCTTTATTCGAATTATGTCCGCTCGAATAAGCAATAAAGCACCATACAAGCCCCACAGCGGCAATGACTTTCCACCTAGGATGCCTCTCTCGGCTGAGGAAGAGTAGTATCAATCCGATAGGAGGGAAAAGAACTAAACATACCCACATCAGCCAACTCTTTTGATACCATTTCACCTTTACTTCTTCATCTGCCATGATGTATACCTCCTTAAAGAGTATAAAAACAATATTATTAAATATTCTATAAGATGAGGATAATGTCCTGCAAAAAGAAGAAAAAGATTAGTGCCGGTGAGATATTTTTTATGGAATTTCTGTGGTCGGGCAGAAATTTCGCGTAGAAATTTTTTGGGTAGTTTAGAAGGGGCAATCTTTATCGGGAGCAAAGACTGATGTAGGAGAAGAGCCTTTATTGGATAAGTCGTCACCTAGATATTCGTCAATAAATGTAGAAACCCCAAGTGATGGATTGGTAAGGATGAAGTATAAATCATCTAACTGCTTGATTGAGTCCTTATTTGCTATATATGAGAACTTATCATTATGGAGAATAAACAGGGCAATGTCTATATCGTTTGTTGGTGATAAGATTTTTGCAACTAAATATCCACCATCCTTATAAGAGGCAAAAAAAGAATCGGACATCAGAAAACTATAGTTATCATATTGAGAAAAACTATCTAGATGGAATATATCTGCATAGAGAGAAAAACCATGAAAGCCACTGTCTGTAGTGTACTCATTTCTTGCTAGAACAAAAGGTTCCCATTCGAGTTTGTTGTTTTTTGTATCATCAATTAACTTGTTTACTAGCAAAGTGAGCTTAGAAACGCCCTGTGAATCTAAAAGAAGTTCATCTAAAGTCACATTGAATAGCTTTACCAATGCGTTGAGAATCTTTGTGTCGCTAGGAGTTCCCTTTCCAGATTCATAATAACTGATAGTTCTCTGTGTTACTCCAAGCTCTTTTGCAAGGTCGCTTTGAGTCAAATTATGTTTTTTTCGCAGTGATCTTAGAGTACTAGCAAACGACATATACATCACCTCTCTACTATGTATTATAGCTACTAGAAGAAAAAAATCAAACGCAAAATAAATACACTATTGACATAAAAAGAATTACAGTGTATTTTATACATAGAAAAGAGGTGAGAAAAGTGAAAATCATAAGACCGAATGTCCGATTGAGCCTCAGACTTGGCGGGCTTGCAAAAGCTCACAGCGCCATGAATGGGATTTCAACGGCGGAGTATGTCGGAAATCTAGTGTATGACGACTTGAAAAAGCGTTATCCGCAGTGGATGGAAGACGTGCCGAGAGAGGAGGCGTATTTGCCTCTGAACACAAAAAAATAGAGTGAGTTTGCTTTTGAAGGAGACAACTCACTCTATATGTTCACAACCTCGAAAGGATTGCATAATCATTATAGCATCCTTTCGAGGAAAATGGAAGGAGAATTGCGTAATGGATAAACTGGTACAAGTCACAGATGGTCAGATCGTTGTATCAACTCGACAGGTTGCGGAGCATTTTGACAAACAGCATAAACATGTGCTGAGTGTTATTGAAAATCTGAAAGCCGAAAATTCGGCTCTCAGAAATATGTTCTGTGAGCACAGCTACAAAGTAGAGGGGAACAACAAAACCTATCCCGAATACCTGATGAACCGCGACGGCTTCTCTCTCCTCGTGATGGGTTTCACGGGCAGGAAAGCTCTTGAATGGAAAATCAAGTACATTCAGGCGTTCAATGCGATGGAGGAGGAACTTCGAAAGCCGAAGGCGATTCCTGAGAAAAACAGTGTTCTTCAGTCCAAGCGTGTGGAGATCATGGAAATCAACTCCCGCACCCGCGCGGCGAACCTGCTTCTCAAGATTGCTGAGCGCACGAACATCCCCGAATACAAAGCCGTATGCAACGCAAAAGCCGCCGAGATGGTTGCGGGTGAGATGATTCTCCCTCTGCCCGTTGCCGAGCGTCGGACTTACTCCGCAACGGAGATCGGTGCGATGTTCGGTGTCTCTGCAAACAAGATCGGCAAGCTGGCGAACAAGCACAACCTCAAGACTGACGCATACGGCAAGCTGTTTTACAGCAAGTCCGAGCACAGCGTGAAGGAAGTCGAGACGTGGCGGTACTATGACAGCGTCATTCCTGTGTTTGAAAAGATTTTTGGACGGGAGGCGGCGTAAGATGACAGTCATGGAGATTGTTTTGACGCAGCCTGTACCAAAAGGCGATGCGTATACAGGACTTCGCTCTATCGTTGACCCTCACAGTGATGATCGGTCGTGGGAGATTACGAAAGCCTACAACTACGGCGTTATTATGGGCAAGCGCATGGAGCGTGCCCGCCGCAAGCGCAATCAGCAGTAAACTACAACTTCATCAGCGAACCCGCTCAATGCTGGGCGGGTTTTTTGATACTCATTTTTAGGAGGAACAAAATGACAAACGAAACGACAAGCAAAATCACAATCCGCTCTCTCACGGTGAAGGAGATGCGGGAGCTGCGCAAGGCGGGGTATGACCCCGCCTTTGCAGATAGGGACGACAGTGCCGCAGCGACTACGGGCATGGTGGACTGGATCCTCGATCACGTCTACGGAGATCAGATCACGGATGATATGCCGTACAGTGAGGCGTTCCGAATCGCAACAGATACTTACGCCCTGACGTACGGCCGGGAGGCTGAGGTAAAAAACTAGAGGCCGTCTATCGGTGGGAGATGTCGGAAAGCCCCGAATACTGCGCAACGTGTCGTGAGGCATACGCGCAGGAAGGGAAGCATCCGCCTTGCAGTGGATGTGAATTCGAACGTCCGGCACTGATGGACGAGAATCAAGAGGCGTGGGCGCTGTGGCGGCACATACAGACGCAGGTGCGCACGTCATTCGCGGGTGTTGTTGGCGTCGATTATGTTGCCGCACGGCAGGTGGCAGAGGTCTTAGGGGTTGACTTAGACCTTGCCATGCTGCATAAGGTACAGACGCTTGAGAGTGTAATGCTGCAGGAGGTGAGCAAGAGAAATGGCAAATAAAGAGATTTCCGTCGCGATACGGGCGCGGGACTATGCAACGGCCGCATTTGAGCGTGTGCGCCAGACGGTTGCATCGATCAAAGATCAGACGATCAACGTGCGGGCGAATACAGGCACAGCACAGGCGGCCGTGCAGAGCGTCAGGGATAAGCTTGCGGGCATCCGTGACAAGGTCGTCAATCTCAGAGTAAATACCAATGGCGCAGAGGGGAATGTCGAGGGTGTGACTGCGAGCTTCGGCAGGCTTGCCCCTCAAGCTCTCGCTGCCGCGGCTGCGATCATGTCCGTGGAAAAGGCACTCTCTGCAGGCAAGTCCGCATTTATCGACTATAATGCGGAGCTTGAGCAGACGCGCGTTGCATTCACGTCGATGCTCGGTTCTGCGGACCAGGCGAATACTATGATCGCAAACCTGCAGAAATTTGCAGCGGAAACGCCGTTCGAAATGCCGGGGGTACGCGACGCAGCGCAGCAGCTCCTTGCGTTTGGATATGATGCCAACGAAATCATCCCAACACTCACGGCGCTCGGTAATGCCGCCTCTGGCCTTGGACGCGGGCAGGATGGATTTAATCATCTTGCCTTTGTCTTTGGTCAAGTTCGGACAACTGGAAAACTCATGGGGCAGGATGTCTGGCAAATGGCTCAGCTTGGTGTTCCGGTTAAATCGATCCTCGCAAAAAATTTGGGGCTTGCGAAAGACGAGTTGGATCGTATCGGGGAACAGGGCATTGACGCCAATGTTGCGATTAAAGCGCTGATTGATGGGCTGAACGAGCGATTTCCCGACATGATAGAGAAACAATCCAAGACATTCGCAGGAATACTGTCCAATATTAAAGACAATCTCGGGCAGGCGTTTGGACTCTCCGGGCTGCCTCTCTTTGAGGATGCGAAGAACATGCTCATCGAGATCAAGAACATCACGGACACGATGCTTGCGAACGCACAGGGCGGGAAAAGCCTCTTCGCGGGCATCCTACCGGATGATCTGATCGAGAAGGTATCTGCCTTTGGAGAGACAATCAAGAAAAGCCTAAGTGATGCCGCGCCTGTTGCAGAGACTCTCCTATGGTCGTTTTCCAAGCTCGTAGATGTTTTCCTGGACGTCGGGAATATTGCGCTCATGTCGATGCGCCCCATTATCCCCGTTATTGCCACAATACAGCGCCTTGTTTATGGTGCAATCGGCGTGATTGCAAGCATACTCGACACCGTCCTTGAGGTCGTCCTGACCGTGCAGACGTACATCGCGGATGCGTGGGACTATATCTATGGCATTACCGCTGATCTCTGGAACTCTGCAAAGGAGATTGTCGGGGACTTTTGCACGGCGGCGATTGAGTTCATCGCTGGAATTGTGGCAGAGATCGACGCCGTGGTCTCGCCTATCGTCGATACGTTCAGGGATACCTTTCAGGAAGTAGCTGACTGGGTTTATGAGAAGATGGCGGATGCGGCAGGATATGTGCAGGAATTTATTGCGTGGGTTGAAAGGGGGATTGAGTCTGTTAAGGAGCTTGCCCTTGTGCAGGCAGCGACAGACATCGGCAGCGGGATATCCGATTGGGTAAGTGGAACTGTCGAAGAGACTCGACAGCGCGGCCGTGTGTGGGGTGCTGCGCATTTTGGCGAAAGTGCAGCAAAAGTTGGTGACGGTCCCGATGGTGATGTTATTGTTCCGCAGCGTACTAAGGTGGCGGTGCAAAAAGACACCGGGGCATCAACATGGGACGGCGGCAAAAAGTCAAAAG